TCATGAATGGGAAAAGCAACTTCTGTGGTTGCAGCGAGACGTTGTAACTCGTCTCGGAGACAATGGTAAGTTACTTGTCGTAGGCACACGTATTGCCTCCAATGACCTCTACCGCGAGATCCGTTCGGCTGAGCACTGGACAGGTGGCAAATCACCCTTCTCCTACCTATCGATGCCAGCCGTTCTAGAATTTGATGAAGATCCTGAGAAGTGGGTTACGCTATGGCCCAAGTCACATCTACCCTGGGAGGGTTCAGATGAAGATATCCTTCCCGATGAGGACGGTCTGTATCCTAAATGGAATGGGCCAGCACTCTTTCGACGACGAAGCGAAGTTAGCCCTAGCGCGTGGGCATTGGTTTATCAGCAACAGGACGTACAAGAGGACTCTATATTTTCGCCTCTCGCTGTGCAAGGTTCTACTAACCGAATGCGAAAGAGAGGGCCACTGCGAGTAGGTACTCCAGGACACCCCACTGAGCGCGGTAACTGGTACACCATCATGGGTCTTGACCCAGCGATGTCTGGGCGTACTGCAGCAGTAATCATGACGGTTGACCGAGTAAGTCGCATGCGATATGTACTTGATGTCGAGAACATGTCTGAACCTACTCCACAGAAGATCCAGAACCTGATTGAACGATGGGTTGATAAGTACACTCCCCACGAATTGCGTATTGAAACTAACGCACATCAGAAGGCTTACGCCTTAGATACAGATTTACAGCAGTACCTAGCCTCCGTAGGAGTCAAGTTCTCTGGTCAATTTACTGGCAAGAACAAATGGGATACTGGATTTGGTGTTGCGGCTATGGCTGGACTTTTCGGTACAGTCCGTGGCAAGGAACATCAGGACGATAACCTGATTGAACTTCCTTCACAGGACGGCTCAGAAGGCGTTAAGTCTTTGATTCAACAGTTAATCACATGGGAACCTAATACCAAGGGTAAAACCGACTGTGTGATGGCGCTATGGTTCTGTGAACTACGCGCTAGAGAAGTCATCGGTGTTACCCGTAACGGTCAGGCTCACATTAGCAATAAGTGGGCTACAAGAAGTCAACTTCAAAATCGTTTCACACTCAATGTAAACGACTATGAATATGGAAACGAATAGGAAAACATTATGCCAGCACCACTAATAGGAGTTGCTGCCGCTGCTGCGGCACGTGTTATTGCAAAGAAACTTGCTACTCAAGCAGTAAAGAAAGCACCCATAAAGAAAATTGCTATGACACCAAAGCAAGCAGCACTAAAGAAGAAGGCTGCTGTTAAGGCGACGGATAAAGCATCAGTCAAGGTTGTAAAGCCCACCAACGCGATAAGTCGTGCAGCGACTAATACAACTAGTTCAATTAAAGCCAATCTTGCAAAAAGTGGCGAAAGGGCTAAAGCAGCAGCGCAGTACAAAGAAAAAGCAATTGCTGCTGATAGAGCAATGGGACTTATGCCTAAACCAGTTAAGATTAAATCTGGCGGAGATATTAAACCTGCTTTTCCAAAAAAGACAAAAGCACCGTCTTACAATCAGGCAAAAAATATGCCTAACCTTATCAAGATTGATAGCGCAAAAGGCAGTAAATTAAAAAAGACTGCTTACCGCTACTTCGATAAATAATTTTTTTCAAACTTCGTTAGGACAATAATGGTTGCAGATATTGATACTATTGCTAAGCGCGTTGATAACCTCAAACAGCGCCATGCAGAGCGTGACATTCGCATGGAACAAATCCAGGCTGTCCGCAAGGGCAATATGGCAGATGTATTTCCAGAGTTGTTCCCTGAAGGCATGCCTCACTCAATGGTTGCCAACTTCATCGATGTTGCTGCGCGCGACTTAGCGGAAGTATTGGCTCCACTGCCATCGTTTAACTGCTCTACAGTTAGCGTTGCTAATTCAAAGGCTCGCGCCTTCGCTGATAAGCGTGGCATGGTTGCTAACAACTACGTGTACAACTCACGCCTACAGTCACAGATGTACTGGGGCGCTGACTGGTACTTCTCATACGGGTTCCTTCCTATTCACGTAGAGCCAGACTTTGAGGATAACCTTCCTCGTATCCGAGTTGAAGATCCTATGGGTTCATACCCAGAGTTTGATCGCTTCGGGCGTTGCGTAGCATACGCAAAGCGTTATATGAAAACTGTACATGAACTTGCTAATGAGTTTCCAGAACACGCTCCTGCGCTTCTTGGTCGTATGGGTTATGATCGAGACAACAACGTAGATGTTGAACTCATCAAGTACATGGACAAAGACCAAACAGTTCTCTATGTACCTTCACGCAGTAACTTAGTTCTGAGCCGTATCAAGAACCCACTCGGTAAGATGATGGTGCGTATCGCACGTCGTCCAGGTATCGATGATGAATCACGCGGACAGTTCGACGATGTTATCTATGTACAGATGGCTCGTGCTCGTTTTGCAAACCTTGCTATGGAAGCGGCTGAAAAGTCTATCCAAGCGCCGTTTGTTGTCCCTAACGATGTAATTGATTTGCCTATGGGGCCTGATGCAATCATCAGAACTGCAAATCCACAAGGTGTGGGTAGAACTGGAAACATTGACGCCAGTATTATTACTGGTCAAGGTGTCCAGGCGCTACTTGGTGCTTTCGACTCTCAGATCAAGGCTGGTCAAACCATTCTTGCTGAGGTGTTTGAAGATGTACTCAAGTTGTGTTTCGAAATAGATGAAATGCTATTCGATGAAGATAAGAGTGTTAGAGGAACAGCGCAAGGTACGCCGTACGAGTTAAAGTACAAGCCAAGCAAAGACATCAATGGAGACTCTTCAATAGAGGTTCGATATGGTTTGATGGCTGGATTAGATCCTTCCCGCGCCCTAATATTCTCCCTTCAAGCACTAGGTGCAGACCTAGTATCGAAAGACTTCATCCGTCGTGAACTTCCATGGAGCGTAAACGTAACGCTGGAAGAACAGCGAATTGAAATAGACACGCCTCCACAGCCTGAACAACCGATGCAGCCAGAGATGGCTCCACCAGGCACACAAGGCCCAGTAGAGCAGGCGCCCCCGTCCCCAGCCACTCCTGGACAACCTTCTGGTGGGGCCTCTCCACAACAAGAAGCACCACCACAAGATTTAGCAAGCATTCTAGCAACGATGGGATAGTAAAATGGCACCACGTAAAAAAGTCATTGACTTAGATACTTATTCTGCTATGGATGCTTACGCAATTTCTTTGAACGAGTGGTACAAATCATTACGTCGTGCTGGATTTTCTACAGACATGGCGTACTGGATGATACTTGATAAAGACTCTTTTCCTTCTTGGATACTCCCAGTTAAACCGCTAGAAAAAATTAGCGATGAACCATATGACGATGACGATGATGAGGACTAATACATGGCAATTCAGCAAAAAGTATCAGGTGTTGGCAAGAACTCATCTCGCACAGATCAAAACATTGTAGAACGCACACAGCGCGTACAGCGTGAAGCCAACATGGCTAACGCAACAGGTGCTCCTCGTGGCACTGCAAAAGTTAATCGTGAACTATCACAGGGTGGGGCTATGTCTAGAACCGCTAGTGCAGTAAGTGTTAATCCAGCGATGCGTACTCCAACAACTAATGTTGTAAGCCCTTTTGCACCAGGAAGTCCTGACCGTCCAGATACTGACGGTATGGGTGGACAAACTCCTGGCAAGTCACCAAGCGATCTAATGGCTAATTCTAACTCCGTAGACGCAGGTTCAGTCCTAGTACGCGCTATGTATGCTGCTTATCCAACTCCTGAACTACGCCGATATGTAGAGGCGTATAACGAAGAAGGTATCTTTTAGTGCCAGATATTGACCTAGGGATATACGAGCCAACTTCAATTCAAAGTAAAAAGAACGCAAGTCTTTTTGCCAACACCCAAGGTGATATGCTTAACCGTATCATTAATCAGCAAATGGCTGCACTTAATGGTACTGAACTGCAGAACTTTACCTCGATTACTCGTAAGTATCCTTTTCTCAGCAAGGAAGTTGTTGTAGGTCTTATCAAGGCTGGCGCTAACGCAGATACACCAGGAATTGATAAAGTAACAACGCTTGATGGAATTAACAAGACTATCCGTGCAGCAACTGCAGTGGAAAAACTTCCATCTACCTTTGATAAAGATAAATCATTATTTGGAACAGTAAGAGATGCCGTATATGGCACTGTTAAAGGCGCAAGCCGTGTAGGATTTACAACGTTACGCGCACCGTATGACTACATTACTACGGTAGGACGCGACGCTTATGCAGTTATGCAAGGCGAAAAGGGTGCTGGTAAGGAATTTATTAAGAACCTTAATCCAGCAACTATGCTTGTAGGCGAAACCGTAGGACTAGGCGCACTCGTAAGAGACACCTTTGACGGTGGTGGCATTAGCACTGGTTCTGGTTTCTTTATTGATCCAACTTCTCGCGTAGGAAAACAGCAAGCAAAGGCTATGCAATCCTTTGGTCGAGTCAATGGACAATCATTTACTATTGGTCGTGCATCATTATCTACTCTAGGTGCAGATCCAAACAGCACTTTATACAAGACAGCATCTGGTCTTATTGACGCAACACTCAATGTGCTTGCAGATCCAACATCGTATGCTACCCTTGGGGTAGTTCCATTAATTCGCGGTGGAAAAGCACTAGCAACAGGTAAGGGCCTAAAAGGTTTTAAGGAAGAAGCATTTACTCCTGGACTCACCGGTGTTGCTCGCAAAGGTCGTAAATTTGCTGAGAGCAAAGCAATTGCTCAAGCAGAACAACGCGCACTAAAAGAAGCGGAAATTCGCAACACTCTTAATCCTACAAAGACTGAAAAAGAACTTATCAAGGCTCGTAAAAATGCTGCAGGTAAGATTACACGCGCAGTTGATAACCATTACATGCGCGCTGACGAAAGACTCACAGAAGCAGAACGCATACTTGTAGAAGCAGAGAACCTACAACTCACAAAGCACTATGATGCAGTAGAAGCGGCCACATCTAAGGTTGCTCCTGAACTAGGTGACGAGAAGATTACTAAATTCTTGGGCGATTCAGTTATATCTGGAGAACAAGATAACATTATCCGTGGATTATCACAACTATCCGCTGACTTTACCAACACAAACAAAGCCTTTCCTGGTGCATTCGTTGTAGAAGAATTACCAAAGCCATCAGGATTTGCTCTTTCAGCGCAGAACATGGACGAGTACGCGCTATCTCTGACCAAATCAGAAGTAAATGTTCTTGATTTAACTGCAGATTTTGCAAACGCATCTTTAGATGAAGTTAATGCGGAATTACTACGCCGTTCTAAACTGTATGATCGCATTGTAGAAGTCACAAATGATACAACTTTGCCTAAAGCCACACGCGATGCAGCAAGAAAGATCCAGACTACTAAGCATATCGATTCACTTCTAGGTTTTAACCAAGATGAGGTTACAGAAACTCTTGCTACTGTTATTAAAACTGTAGGAGATACCAAAAATCAGCACGCTGTAGGCTTGCTTACAAATATGATTGAAGATATCTGGAAAGTTGACGCCTTTGCAAACATTCGTGCAATCCATGGCGGCACTGGCGGTATTGCTATTGTTAATAAAGACATCGTTGCAGCCAAAGCCGTAAATGTTAGCCAGTTCTTAGCAGATAGCATGACTCCAGGGGTTATATTAGACGCTCCTAAGGCTATTCAAGATGCTAAAAAGGCAGTAGAAAAGGCGCGCAAAGCCCGTGATGCTGCTGCTGAAAAGCGTGAGATCACCAACAAGAAGTTGCGTGAGATCCAAATACTACGTCAGTATGTATCTAAAGATCCTGATCTTGTTGCACAGATTGTAAACAATCCTGAAAACACTAAACTTAAAAGTGTTATGGATTTAGATTTAGAAATTGGCGATCAGCGTTTCCTTAAAGAAATCTATATGGCTGAGGCTGGACTTGTAGATGGCATCGGTGGCCCTATTGCTGGTGATATATCTAAGGTTAATGAGTGGTTACTAGGCAAGCGCTTTGCTATTGTAGCAGAGGTTCTTGCAGCAGAAACAAGCGCTGCTCGTGTATTGCGTTTATTTAACAATAAGATTGATCTAGAAGTTGCAGGCGCTCTAGCCAAAGCAGAGACATCAGATGAAGTGTTAGGCGTATTACGCGCACACATGGCTGCTGCTACAACAGATCCACAACTTGCACGTAGCCTAACTCTCCGTGGTCAAGCCGCTCTAGGTTCTGTTCCTATGCTCAAGTCAACCATGCCAGTTAATGCTAAGGCTATGAAGGCTGTTGAGACGATGGAAAGGATCCTTAGTAAGCAGTATGCGCGCTCTAAAGTGCTACCACTTGATGACCTAGATAGACTAGGTAAAGGTCTTTCAGAGTGGATGGGTACTGCTCGTGTACCGCAAGAACTTATTGATGAAACATTAAACAAGTTGGTTTCAGCAAGTGCTACAACTACACGCAGCCTAAGTGCCGTACGAAGCAAGATTATTGACGATGCCTTTATCAAGGCTCAAGAAGCAATTGTAGATTCAGTCAATCCAAAGAGCCAAGAACTTAAAGACTTACTTGCCAAAGAGTTAAAACTTGCTGGCGATGATAAGGCTTTAATGACTCAATACGCTAACGCGGCTATCGTAGATGGAACACTTCCTGGTGTTCTTATCCAAGATGGAATAGAAATACCTATGACTGGGGCAGTATATGCTCATCAGTTTATGGATGATGTAGTCCGTTTACCAGATACTAAGCCTATCTATCGTGCAGTTAAGAAATATGAAGCCAATAGAAAACTTGTTGGAAGCCGTGCTGCTTTAGAACAGGTAAGCACAGAGTTCAACGAAGTATGGCGTACCGCACAGTTAGCATTCCGTATTTCATACTTAGTTCGTAACGTTGGGGAAATGCAATTCCGCCAGTATCTATCTGGACACGAAACACTGCTTTCACATCCAATTGGCTATATCTCAATGATGATTGCAAACCCTCAAGGCAATGCTATGCAGAAGTTAGCGACGCATATTGCTAGATACGGCAACGATATTATGGGTAATGATTTCAAAAATCCCGAAAGCGCTAAGTTAATGACTGAGGCTGTAGATGAGTATCTAACATTCATGTCTCGCAACGTATCTGCTGGCGATATGCGCTCAGTAGATGTTAAGACTCGTTTAGTTGGTAAAGTATATAAGGTTGTTGGATCTACAGATCCTAACTTCCATAAGGCTTTTTCTACTACTCTTTCGCGCTTTAACCTAGATGATATGATGCAGTTGGTTGCTAAGGCAGATACCAAGCAACTACAAGATGATCTAGTCAAGAAACTAGCCAACAATGAGCCAATCGTTATTAACGATGTTGAGCGTACAAATATTATTGAAGAAATCTACAATGGATCTCGCGTAAGTCGCGGTAATCGTAAAGTTTCAGACTTTGCCGATATATTCTTGAGAGATCCTGAGGCTGAGTTCTCATACAAGAACATTAACACAGAAGGTCTGCGTAACTGGCTATTTGATCCAGCCTCAAGTGCTTCATACCAGACAGCACTAAACAACCTTATGGGTACTGGACAACGTGGTATCTATATACGTAAGTTACTTGCTGATGGAGTGGTAACACTTCCTACAACAAGCGGCACACCTATGGTTATCCGTATGCCTCGCTACAAGAACTCACTTTCTGTAGAAGAAGGCTCTAAGGCAGAAGCAACTTTCCGCAAGCAGTTAGAACAGGCTTTCCCAGCAGATGAGATGCCAGGATCTATGGCTATCTTTGCTGATAGCAAGGCTTGGTTGCAAGATAACTCTAGCATTCTAAAGCGGGCTGTTGATGGCTTCTTTGCTCTTTCCGCTAAAGCAGAAAATATTGCTGGGTACGGCCCTGAATTTAGAATGTCATATTGGGATCATATTGGAAGATATGCTCCTGGACTTGGACTAGATGATTTAATTCGTCTAAGAGGTGAGGCAACTAAGACTTTAGCGCCTATTCGCTCACGCTTGGCAAATGGAAAAGTAAGGCCTCTAGGCAAGAAGCACCCAACGCTTACAATTATTCAACGTGAGATTAAACGTCGTGAGAAGAACCCACTTCCTACAGTAATGACTTATCAAGACGCACACAGCACTGCTGCTCGTATGGCTGGTGAATATACTCGCAATCTATTCTATGATGCTGCACGTCAAAATAATGCTGCAAATAGTGTGCGTATTTTTTTCCCATTTATTCAAGCGCACTTCAATACTATTAAACAGTGGGGTACTCTAGCCGCTAAAAACCCTCGTCAGGTATATAAGTTTGCTAAAGCATACGATTCTTTGACTAAACCAGGAACTAGCGCAATCTATGACCTGACTGGAACTGAGTACGAAGAAGGACAAGGTTTCTTTTACAAGGATGAATATGGAACACTTCGTTTCCGTTATCCGATGGTTGGTGGACTCTTTAGTGCATTCGCTGGTAAGAGTATGACCGACAAAGATGCGCTTCAATTAACAGCGCCAGTACAGTCACTTAACCTTGCATTCGGATCAGTTAACCCAGGTATGCCTGGTATTGGCCCAGTTGCTCAAATAGGATATCTTGCTAGTGGTAAATCACATGCATTTGGCCCTGTTTGGGATATAGCGCGTGAATGGATTTTCCCATTTGGTGAGCCAAAGTCTGTTACAGACACAGTGCTTCCTTCATGGCTTAACAAATCGTTCTTGCTAGCGACAAACAATAGTGAGCAGATTGAGCGTAACACTAAAGACTGGGCAGGCTATCTAGCCTCAACAGGTGACTTTGGTGATAACCCATTTGCTAACAATACTACTCGTAATGAGTTGTTTGAAAAAGCACAATCTATGTCTCGTTGGACATCGCTTATGACTGCCATATTCCAGAGTATCGCACCTGCTACACCTTCTCAGGAAGTACTTGCATCTATCAAGGGTGCTGATAACAAGTATAACTTTATTACAATGACTCAGTTATACAAGAACTGGGACGATATCTCAAAGGCTAATCCTGGTGATTACGAGGAAGCAATTAAAGAATTTGCTGACCAGTATGGCATCAAGAACCTTATGGTTATCCTCAGCGGATCTACAAAGTCCGTTACAGGTACAGAAGATGCTTGGGGCTTCTTAAATCAGAACCCTGAGATAGCCAAAGAGTATGCTACTCGTAACGCAGATATTGTTCCATATTTCTTCCCTGGCGGAGAAGCCGCTGTTTCATATTACAACTGGCAGTTATCTACTAGCCGTCGTGAGAAACTATCGTCAGAGGAACTACAATCTGCTGCTACAGAACTTGTATACAACATGGAGTTGTCTGAGATTTCAAACGAACAGGCGCTCAATAGATATTCAGATATCTGGTACAAAGATCAGGTAGTTGAACTTAACAAGAGATACGGTGGCACACGCCCAGTATCTAGCGTTCTAGTAGGTCGTCAAGAGTCTCGTGCCGCAGCAATTGGTAGAGCACTTGAGGTTGATGCGTTCAAGGCATCCCCTATCTACAAAGAAACTCAAGAGTTCTACGAGGCTTATCAGCAACGCATTACATCACTTCAAGATACCCGTCTTGCACCTCAGCCAGACTTAGGAAGTTCTTTCTGGCTAAATACCAAATACAGAGAAGAGTTACAGTTACTTGGAAACCAATTAATGCAGCAGAACCCAGCGTTTTCCCGTATGTACTACTCAGTATTTGCAAACCTTTTGAAAAAGACAGGAGAATAACATGACGTATTATTATGGTACTCCAACAAGCACACAGTCTGGTTTAATGGGAGATCAAGCATCTAGAGATGCTCAAGCACTTGCTGCTATCCGTGCAGAAGGTAGCGTATATTTTAATGCTTTTTCCATGCAGCCAGAAGCCTTTGCTGAAATTGCTGGTAAAGAATTTGACGCTATGAGAGTCAGTTCAACAATTAAGCCAGGTATGAGTGACTATGCGTACATGCAGGCTCTTATTCGTAAGTCTGGACTTTCAAAAGGAACTGGCCCACTTAATCAAGTAGATCCTAAAGACTTAACTGCAATTAAAGACGTATACCAGAGTGCATACCTCACAGGTGTTGACTGGCAGACTTGGCTTGAGCGATATGCCCAAAGCCCATACGCTTCATCAAACTCAGGCCCGAAGTTCTCAAAGTCCGTATCTACTGCCTTGCAGATGATTGACTCTACAGATGCTGAAAGCATCCTTTCTAAAGCATACTACGAAGCATTTGGAACTATGCCAGATAACAAGCAGATCGAGTCATTTAAGAATAAGTTTAACAAAGAAGCACAGATTCAATTGGCTAAAACTACTACCACTGGGACAAGCGCAGGCGCTGGCACTGGTAGCACTTCTGCTACTTCCAAGAGCGTTACCACAGGTAAGGGTTTTACACAGGAAGAACAAGATCAGTTTATCGCTGGCTTCTTGAAGGATAACTACAACATTACTGGTGAAGAAGAGAGTGGTCGAGTTAAGACCGTTATTGATGATATCAAGCGCGTCTACCGTGATAACTTACTTGCTGAGCCACCAATGAATGAGATCATTTCATTTGCCGCAGAAGCAATCGGCACAGGAGATGAAGGCATCTACAAGCAGAAGATTGACGCCAAACTTGCTGGTGTTCGTACTGCAGCCGCTCAACTCTATCCTGGACTTGCTGAACAACTTGCCGCTGGCACAGATGTTAGAACTGTTGCTCAACCAGCAGCACAGGCTCTCAGCAGTTACCTAGGAGTAAATATCGCTTACAACGATAAGCGCCTAAATCAAGTGCTCAACTTCAACGACGGAAAGACAGTTCGCGCTATGAACGCTTCCGAACTTGAGAAGTTTGCACAGTCACAACCTGAATTTGATTCTAGTCCAACTGGCAGACAACTTGCCATGACTATTTCAGATGCTTTTGAAAAGGGGTTTAAGTAATGGCTAAAGCACCAGCAGAGACTGGTTCAACCAAGTCTAAACTTAATCCAGAGCAGGTAAAGCAACAAGTAAATCTTGCTACCTCTCAGTCTAAGTACAACGCTGCAAAGACACCGCTTGCTCAAGCACAGGCTTTGATTGAAATTCAAAACGCTAGACTTGCTATTGCTGAGGATACTCAGGCGCAACTTTCTACTCTATCTACAGAGTTGCAAACCAATGTTACTGAAACTCGTACAGCGGCTGCAGCAGCGCGTACATCAGCCAAAGAAACTATGGCTGTTACTGGAAGCATTGTAAATCCTTTTACAAATAAAGTAACAGCACCTCCAACTAGCAGCCGTCAACTTATCCGTCAGAAGTTAGTTGATCTAGGCTTCCCAGCAAATATTATTGAAGGTTCTATCTCTTTCGTCCAGGCTCTTGTTGACGATGGAGACTTTAACAACGATGCTGCTGGTTATACCAGCGCCGTAGAGATCCTTTATAACTTCAAAGATTTTACAACCCGCAAAGGCAATAAGTTAAGTTCCCCGTTCTATGCAGAGTTCACCTCTCTCGGAGAAGGACTTGTAGGAGATGCACGTAAAACTCCTAAGTATCTTATGGACTTTGCTCTAGGAGTAAAAGATTTAGTTGCTAAAACTGGTTTCAGTACTAAGTTTGCATCTCAGGACTCTCTCAAAAAGTATATCCAAAATGGTGTAAGAATTACAGACCTAGATGAACGATTTGCTGCCGCTACGCTTAAAACTGCAGAAGCAGATCCTAATAACGTCAAAGCCTTACAGGCTATGGGATTCATCAATAGCGCACAGGATCTTAAAGACTTCTATGCAGATCCTGAAATTGGACAAGACGAATTAAATAGACGCAGAACTAACGTAGCATTTGCTAAGCAAGCAATCAAGCGCGCCGATTCCGGTATCGCATTTGATAAGACAAGAATTGAACAACTTGCTGCTGGATCAGGTAACGAATTAGAAGCAGAAATAACTGCATCCAAAGGCTATGAAACTATTGCCCAGCAACTTAATCCTTTGACTAAACTTGAAGGTATCTATGGTCGCCGTGCTGGTGACTATGCTGGTAAATCGGATACAGCAATTAGATCAGGTATCCAAACGATGCTCGAAGAAGAACAGTTCCGTGGAAACCGAGAGTGCGAGCCAATATAGACCCCCATTTATATTGAGGCGTACGACAACTACTAACTAAGGGAGAGGTTGCTATGAGCAACAACCGCGACAACATCAACTGGGAAACTGAAGAAGATGACGATGATGACTTTACGCCATCATTTGAATCAGATACTGACTTGGTTCGAAAACTACGCAAAGACCTCAAGCAGGCACAGAAGCGTAATAGAGAACTAGAAGGCAGTCTCGGAGAACTCAGTAAGTCCCAGCGTGAGCGGATTATCAAGGATGCTTTTGCATCCAAAGGCGTGAATCCAAAGATCGCTTCGTTCGTTCCACAAGATATCGATGCTTCGGAAGAAGCAATTAATCAATGGCTAGATAACTATGCTGATGTATTCGGAATTAAAACCGAAGAAAAGCAAGCAATTAGCCAACAGGATATCCAAAGCATGCAAAGAATGAACAGCGCATTAACTGGAGCAGAAGCGCCTGCAGCATCAGATGACCTTGCAAATCGCATAGCGAATGCACAATCAGAAGATGAAGTTTTATCCATTCTCAGCGGTCAGTAGAAAACCGCACACTAACTAGAAAGGGGATATCTCCAAATGGCAGATGTCTTTTCAACCTCAACCTCTGGTTTAGGTTCCAATCTTGTAACTATGGCGTACGACAAGTTGATCGAAATGAACTTGCGTACAACACCACAGTTCCGCGCTATCGCGGACAAGAAGGTCGGAAACCCAACCCACGACGGTTCTTCAATCCGTTTCCAGTTCTACAACGATATTGCTGACACCACAATTGCTGGTGCAACACTCGCTGAAACTGTAGACCCAGACGCAGTAGCAATGCCAGCAACCACAACACTCGATGTTTCACAGGTTGAACTTGGTCGCGTAGTACTTCCTACACGCAAGTTGGCACTTATGTCTCTATCAGATGTTGATCCATGGATTGCTAACGCAGTTGCGTTCAACATGGCAACAACACTAGATAACGGTATCGCATCAACTCTTGATGCTGGTACAAACGTTATCCGTGAATCAGGCGGAGCACTTTCAACAACTGCTGCTAAGTCAACAATCGATACAACAGATACTTTCAAGGGACGCGACGTACGTTACGCAGTAACAAAGTTGCGCGCTGGAAACGTTCTAACCCGTGGCGGAATGTATGTTTCATACATCCACCCAGAAGTTTCACACGATCTCCGCACAGAGACAGGAAACAACATCTGGCGTACACCACATGAGTACCAGAACGCAGGAGCACTCCTTGCTGGAGAACTCGGCGCATGGGAAGGTGTCCGTTTCATCGAGACACCACGCATGACCAACACTATCTCAGGTAAGGCTCTAACAGCACTTGCTACTGCTTCTGCAGTATCAGGTGTTTCAGGCGAGTTCACAATCGTTGCAGCCAACGCTGCATTCGGTGGTCTTGCTGAGGTTGGCGATGCTATCTCAGGTACAAACGTAGGTACTGGTGCTTTGATTACAGCAATCTCAGTTGGCGCTACAAACACAACATTCACTGTGTCTGTTGCTAACTCAGGTACTGTTGGAACAAACACACTTACAGTAACTCCAAAGGCTCGTGTTTACAACACTTACGTACTCGGACAGCAAGCACTTGCTGAAGCAGTATGGAAGGAACCAGGCATTGAGTTTGGTAACGTTGTAGACAAGTTGAACCGTTTCCGCCCAGTCGGC